ACATATATACAATATACACACATGGCGCCACAAATGAAAGCAAAGACCACTGGCCAGACCGGTATCATGAGGACGCGGGAGAGACTGAGGATGCAGAAGAAGCATCTGGAACAAGCCAAGCTACAAGCTGCGATGGCGCTAAAGGCAGTGGACCGCAGAGTTATGGAGCAGAAGAAACACGAGGCTGCTGTAAAGGAAGCACGGGCCAAGATGGACACTCTCATGGCCAAGATGGCAACAGCGCGCCAGATGTCCGATGCAAGAATGGTGAAGAAAATCCAGAAAAACATTGCAGCGCTCCAGAAAACTGTTGAGAAGCATCAAGCCAATGTAGCGAGTCTTCAGAAAGAGAAGAAAATTCACTCCAAGCGTGCCGAGAAAGCATACAAGGAATCTGTAAAGCTACAGAACCATATGCGCAAGAACTCTCAGAAGCTAAACCAGAAGGTTGCAACCAGAGCTGCCAAGGCAAAACGCACCTAATTATTTACCACATACAATATTTGGTGCGAGCATTTTATCTTGTCAAGTTATTACGTTTCAAACATCTAAAAACAGTATTGTAGTGAATGTTCAAGATAGATGCAGTTTTGTTTCTATCTTTATCACACTCATTAAAAACTTTAAGTATCTCCTCATCTTTGTATTTTCTTGTAGTAGACCAGTCAAATGTGCTGTTCTTGTGCGCAATACTCATTTTTTTTCTATGTTCATCAGTTCGTACCTTACCTCTGTTAGCATCTCCTATTTTCATCTTTGTCTCTTCTGAGTGTAGATGATTACCATTCGCAATCCTTGTTTCTACAGCTTTGCGAACTGCTTCTTCCGACATCTTCTTTCCCAGATTTATGTTTCTGAGATGTTGTTTCTGTTCTTCGGTTAAACGAATACCAAGGACTTTCCGTGCTTTGCTTATATTCTTGCAATGTTCCTTACTAAACTTCTTCCCCAAGTTTATGTTTCGTATTTTATTGCGGGTATACTCTGTCATTGGATACATTTCCCATCGCTTCTTACCAACAATACTAAGAGTTTTGCGATGTTCTTTAGAAAGTTTCCGTCCCTTGAGTGCTTTGCTTATCTTATCACGGATCTCCTGTGTATAACAAACACCGTCACCACCAGGAGTCAAGTTCAAACCATTGGGAGCAAGTGTATCAAATGTTGCAATGAAAAACTTTTCCCATTGATTGGCAAGATATGCCCCTTGAAGACCGCTCTTCAGTATGGTAATATCAACATTTGAAATACCAAATTTCTTAAAGCAGTTTCTCACATAAATACATCCTGATGATTTTTCCAAATGATTCCTTAAACGTCTTGTAAAATCGCACGTTCTCCCAATGTATGATTTGCCACTGGGAAATGTGAACATATACACATTAAACTTGTGGTTGTGTAAACGTGTAGACGACACCATCTACCATTTTAATGAGATATTATTTAAGTTATTTTACCACGCGATAATACTGAGTGCCACTACCAAGAAATTATGCGTGGTGCGAGCACTGACGTCGTTTTCAAAGCAAGGCCTGACAAAGCGGCAATTGCAATCTTGTCGGAAAAGGAGTCTGATACCATACGCGCCGCCAAGTTGATAAGTAGGAACACAAAGCCAAACTTGAACAAGTTGACCACTTTGGGGACATCGCCGCCTACCAGGAAAATGATTGCCGAATAAGCCATAATTAAAAATAATGTCTCTATCACAGCTTGTTTTGCTGCCGTGATAGGTGCTCTACGTGCCCATGCCTGGGTGTTGTTTAAAATATTACTCACCTGATTGGGCAGCAGTTCCCGTGAGTACTTCTTCTCAATGTCTTCAAGTTTCTGCATGATATATACCTTAATGATATATATTTTTGATTATCAGTTTCGTCGATATAGTTGTATATCGACGAAACAAGAGTTCTACAGTTTTGTCTTTGTATACAGCAAGATGTCTGCTCTACGTGGTTTTGTGGTGCCAGTGCACAAGCACTCCAACGCCATTCACGCATACACCGACGCATCTATCCGACAGGGGAAAGCTGGAATTGGGTTCTACAGCCCTGCCAAAAAGTATGCAGCGCGCGTTAACGAACCCCGGGACATCAATCGCGCCGAGCTCGGGGCAATCTTTGCAGGCATATACTTGACGGAACAGGATCTGGATATCCTCATCTTTTCGGATTCGCAGAACGCCCTAAACAGCATCACGGCCTACAAACGCACCAAGTATGACAAGCTTGCCAAGTTCGTGTTGGAGCTCGCAGCCGAGAGGTCTGGCAATGTATTCGTTGCCAAGGTAAAAGCTCACTCTGGCGTCCCTGGAAACGAGGCAGCGGACCGCCTGGCAGCAGCAGGAAGAAGCAAACCGGAGGAGTTTGTCCTGCCAGATGAGTTTTCCTCTCTGGAAGAGTGGAGGAAGTATATCGACATTCGCAAAACATAAGCAGAAATTTTGTTAAGTTGGGTATACAATGTCTTCCGAGTCTATTAACATTTTCAAGGAGAGTGTAAAGGAGTATGTGGACATCTCCGACCAGATTGCCAAGGCGTCCAAAGATCTCTTGGTAGTGAAGAAGAAGAAGAACGAGCTGGGGGAGCTCATCCTAGCGTTCATGCAGCAAAACAATTATGATGCCGTGTCAGCCGGCAACACAACCATCCTCAAGAAAGCGAGTAGCAGGAAGACTGGGTTCAAGGAGGACCTTATTTTGCAGGCTGCAAAGGACTTCATGGGCGAGTCAGAAGCCACAAAGTTCATGCAGAAGCTTGACTCATCTCGTGAAATTGTAATGAAAGAAAAAATTGGGATGAAGAAGTCGAAGTAATTTGCGCGTAAAATAACTTATAAAAAATTGTCATGTAAACAAATAATGGGCTATTCAGATATCATCGAGATGCCAGAGGAGCCTCGTCACCCTATTGCCATCGCTCAGCCTCTAACTGTCCAGGAACCAAGCACTCCTAAGAGCCTCTATCTCGGTCTGCCTTGCTACGCGTGCATGCTAAACAACACCTTCATGGCATCTCTCATTGCTCTCCAGGCCCTGTGTGCGCAGAACGGTATCCAGATTTACATGGATTTTGTAGGTAACGAATCTCTCATCCCTCGTGCCCGCAATATCCTTATCCAGCGTTTCCTGCAGTCAAAGGGTTTCACTCACTTCCTGTTCATTGATTCGGACATTGGTTTCAACCCCGAGAGCGTGCTCCGTCTGCTAAAGTTCAACAAAAACATTACCAGCGCCGTGTATGCCAAGAAGAGTATCGACTGGGCGCTGGTCAAGCGGAAAATTGCCGCAGGGGCTCAGGAGGACATCCGCCAGATGGGCATCGACTTCAACCTGAACATCAGCGCTCCCCAGGCCCCCGTGGACGGGTTTGTCAAGGTGCTGGATGTCGCAACTGGGTTTCTGATGATGTCCCGCGAGGTTCTGGAAAAAATGGCTTGGTATTTCGGCCCCCTCGGCCCCGAGGGTGTGAAGGACCTCACTTGCAAGAACGATATCCAGGGACAGAATGTAGATACCTATGTGGCGCTGTTTGACTGCCTCATCGACCCCACCCCCCCTCATCGTTACTTGTCCGAGGACTATGCGTTCTGTCGCCGGTATCAGCAGATGATCGCAGACCCCAGGTCTGGCTGCGACCACGAGGATGGAATTTGGGCATCGCTTGCCGAACCACTGGCGCACGTGGGCAGCAATGTGTTCTCAGGAAACATCCTAGAGCGCGCCAAGTTTTGATTTGCTCGAATACTACATTAAAAACATTGAGCCAATTATTGCGTAAAATCCTTCTAAAAAATGTATAACAATTAATAAAATGCCCTCCAAGGTTATCATCGCGGTCGTGACTGAGGGTCGGTCTGATAGTGCACTTCAAGCCGCCGTGAGCATTTTGCACCTACAGACGCAGCTGATGACCACCCCCGCAGATCAGTCTTTCTGCGCGGACCTGCGCTTCTATAACACCAACAACGATGCCCTGACAGATCTTTACAAGACCAAGGATGCCGCTGGTCTCTTTGTTGTCCACTGGTCCACTGGCATCCCAGGAGGGTTCGCAATGAAAGCATTCAAGTCCAACAAGGAGGTTGTCATAGGTGTCCACCCTGATGGTGTCATTGATTGGGACCGCGTTCGCTCCAACATCACTTCTACCACCGAATCTCTGGAATTCACTGGTATGAATTATAACGTAGACCTCGCAAGCGCCCCTGGTGCCGACGGGTATGCCAAGGTAAAGCACATCCGCATGCTCAATGTGATGTTTGTGAAGCGGTCGGTGGTTGATTCAATCGTTGCCTCCCACCCAGAGGTTGTTTCTAAGGATGGTGAACATGCCGCTTTCTGTGTCGAAGGCATTTTTGATGGCGAGTTCAAGCCGGCCCCTGAACGCTTTAGGAGTCTGTTTTCCAAGCATATGTTTGCTGACACTGTAAACGGCGTTAACAAACTCGCTCCTCAGGATTTCACAGGCGTGGTTGGTAACCGGAGTCAGCTGCGATGAATGCGTAAAAATGACTGTTTTATTTTATACTCTATTGTAAATGCGCGATACTAGCAATCTAACCCCTCAGCAGATCAGCATGCTTAACAATGCTCTCTTCGAGGAGTGGGATGCAAAGACCCAGGACATGAAGAAGAAGAGTGAGACCGTCAACATTCAACCTGGCTCAGTGAAGCCTTCTGATGTGTCCGTGTCTTTCGGCCCCGTCATGACCGAAGCACAGTTCAAGGAATACCAGAAGCGCAAGAACACTCGCATGACTGTGATGAAGGCAGAGGACCTTCAAAAGATGTTTGGCAAGAAGTAAAAACTATTCAACTTCCCCCACATTATTGCGACATGCTTGATGCATCGATATAAGTGTCACTTGACTTGTATCGATTAAAACTATTAATGTAAAAATAAAAATATAAAATATATACATATCACAATATGACACTGAGCAAGTACTTGACTCTGGACAATGTCCTTAAAACATGTCTTGCGATTGCAGTTGGCATCCTTCTGTATAACATCTTCTTCAAGAAGACAGAGGGGTATTACAACTACCAGAGTATCGACAAGGTAAGCAATCATGCTTACCCAATGGACTATGAGGACGACGAGTTTGCACAAGAAGATGATGATGCCATTGTGGACCCAGAGGACGAAGTAGTTGATGACGTAGAAGAGGTATTTGACGACTCTGAGGAGAGCGACGACATTGTTGACGAGGTAATCGACGACTTTGAGGAGAGCGATGACATTGTTGACGAGGTTACCCTGGATGACTCAGTAGATGAGGAGATGTATGAGTATGAGGAGTCTGATGAACCATATGACGACTCTGCAGATGCGGAGGAAGATGGTGTTGGTGAAATCCCCGACGAGATTTACGAGGAGGCAGACAGTGAGGAGGTAGAAGATGATGGCGTTGATGCTTATAACGCATATGATTTCCTGTACGCAAGCGACGTGGAAGATGGCCTCCAGGAAAACTTCATGCTGTATGAAAATACCGTAGGCGAGGATGTAAACTACAGTTAAAGTGGTTCTTTTACGACAACAATCTTAGGTCCCTTCTTGACAAACACCGTTGATGGGTTTAGAATTATACTAATTATTCTTCTAAATTCTTCTGTCATATTTATATATATAATAAATATAAAATGTCAACAGGCAAGACTGTGAATTCTATGGCACCAATACGACCGTTACCAATTTCACAGAGTAAGCCCGCTCCTAAACCCGCTCCTAAACCCGCTCCTAAACCCGCTCCTAAACCCGCACCTAAACCCGCACCTAAACCAGCACCTAAACCAGCACCTAAACCAGCACCTAAACCAGCACCTAAACCAGAACCTAAACCAGAACCTAAACCAGCACCTAAACCCGCTCCTAAACCC